CACTGAAGAGCAACAGCATTGTGCAGCTGGTGTTTCAAGTACTGAACCTGTTGAAGGCAAAAAAGCGCTGACCTCGTTCGCTATTCGCAAACAGCGATTCGAGGCCCAGTTGCCGGCCAAACTAGACCAAGCCGAAGCGGACTGGCACGCAGCGCAGCCCGTAGGCCCTGAGCCGGTGATTACGCATCACCCGGCAGACGACACACTGCAAACCGGAGATAGCCGCCTGCTTGGCGGTGCAATGGAGATCAAGTCACCATGGTCAAGCTGAGCGACCTGTTCCGGTACTACAAGCACGGCACACCACACCAAATGGCGGCCATCTCTGAATTGGAAGCAGAGCTGTTAAAGGTAGCGCCTGCAATCTTGAATAGGGACCAAGCCTGGTACAAAACCTGGCAGCAAGGCGGCAAGCTGCATAATTATGGGCCAGCGATAAAGCTGATAAAAGAGTTTGAGGGCTGCCACCTAAGCGCTTACCCTGATCCGCTTAGCGGCGGCGACCCGTGGACCATTGGCTATGGCACCACTCGCTACAGCGATGGCCGCAAGGTGCAACGCGGCGACAAGATTACAGTTATTGAAGCCAGCAGCCTGCTTGAACTTGAGATAGACCGCATTGCCGCCAAGCTGCGTGCCACGGTGCCGTTTTGGAATGCCATGAGCGGCAACCAGCAATGTGCGTTGATTAGCTTTGCCTACAACCTGGGCAGCGGGTTCTACGGATCCGAAGGATTCGAGACGATCAGCAAGCGGCTGAAGGACAAGGACTGGGCAGGCGTCCCTGATGCGCTGCTGCTGTACCGCAACCCCGGCACCAACGTCGAGGCTGGTTTGCTACGTCGCCGGCAGGCAGAAGGCAGGTTGTGGATTGGCGATCAGCAGCAGGGAACAGCCAAACTGACGCCTGGCAGTCCGTTCAGCGCACGGATCACGCCGCACATCCGAATCGGTGAGTTTGCACTAGACCAAGAGGCGCGGCGCTTTGATCACCAGTACCAAGTAGATACCGCAGCTGAGCTGGCAGCATTCCTGGAACGCGCTCGTGGTGCATTTGGCAACAAGCCGCTCATCATCACGTCGGGTTACAGACCAGCAGCCATCAATCGGCAGGTAGGTGGTGCCAGCGGCAGCGAGCATTTATTTAATGCGCCTGGCGTGGGTGCAGTTGACTGGTATATCAACGGCGTGGACATCTACAAGCTGCAGGACTGGTGCCTCAAGCATTGGCCATACAGCACTGGACTAGGCGCACCCAAGGGCTTTATCCATACCGGCATCCGCCAAGGCAGGCCGCGCCTCACTTGGCCCTATTAGACTGCCTGTGTAAGCCGCTACCAACGGCATGGCGATCACGTCTACGCGAGTATCGCCAGAGCTTTTGGAGATACGGATACCGTACAACAGCACCAAGGAAGAAGCAACCTTTCTACTGCTGTCGGACATCCACTTAGATAACCCAAAGTGCAACCGCAAGCTGCTGCTGCAGCACTTGGATGAGTGCAAAGCCATTGGCGGTCATGCTTTGATGTTTGGCGATGTGCTTTGCTTGATGCAAGGCAAAAAGGATCGGCGCGGCAGCAAAGGCGACATCAGGCCAGAGCACCTTGGCGGCAACTACTTTGATCTGGTGTTCCGCGAGTCAGCCGACCTGCTCCGGCCATACGGTGACATGATCCTGATGATGGGCGACGGCAACCATGAGACAGCCGTGCTCAACAATCAAGAGATCGACCCGCTAGAGAACGTGGTCCGGCTCATGCGCAACGATGGCGCGGTAACCGAGCACATGGGCTATCAAGGCTTTGTGCGGTTTGCGTTCCGGCAGTCAGCTGGTCGTACACGCCGCTGCACGTTGTTCTTTCACCACGGCGCATGGGGCGGCATCGTCACCAAAGGCACCATGGGTGGCGGCCGCTACGCGCAGATCGCACCTGATGCAGACATCATGCTTAACGGCCACAACCACGAGCGCAGCATTGTGGCACACCCGTGCTACCGCATCGCAGAAAACGGCAAGGCATGGATTGAGCAGCGCTGGCACCTGCAAACCGGTACCTACAAGCAAGAGTTTGGCGCTACTGGTGGCTGGGCGATTGAGCGCATCGTAATGCCTAAGTCACTTGGCGGGATATGGCTAACGCTGCGGCCAAGAGAGCGCGGCGGCGTTGACATCTCCTGCAGGCCAACCGTATGAGACAGTACGTCCTTGAGATTGAGTACACCATTGTTGTGGAATCTGAAGACGACGACCCAGAAGAGGTATCGGACAATTTCGTGGCGCGGCTCACTGAGCTAGCGCCGTCCAACGATCACGTCCTGGGCCTCACGGTTCAGGTGTTACCCATCCCGGAACTGCGTGGATCATTTGATTGATGGCTCTAACCTCGTATCAAAGCGCAGCGCAAAGCATCAATTTAGACAGCAAATCTTTGAAGCATGGGGCCATACATGCGCGTATTGCGGCGCCCCGGCTGACACGCTAGATCATGTCAAGCCGCGCCATAAAGGTGGCGCTACTGTTGCTTGCAATCTTGTACCGGCCTGCAAGAATTGCAACCGTAAGAAAGGCAGCGAGGAATGGCGCGAATGGTTTAGCCGTCAAGATTCGTGGTCTGTTGATCGCGTTCTAAAGATTCAGGATTGGTTGGTTGATTAAGCATCTGATGGTAAAAAATCAGTGCTTGCCACTGCTGCCTGTGCTCTCGGCACATACCGTTGAAGCAAACCCTCCATACATCCTGATAGCGGCTGATTGTTGGTTTCGACATGGCCAAGCGGGGTATTGCTTAATGGGTTGCTCATCAGCATACGAAGGCGGCTAATGCCACGACGCTCTAGGTTTTGCAGCTTGGTGCGGCTGACGCCTGTTTGCTGCTCAAGTTGCGCCCAGGTGACAGGCCGCGCAAGGTTTCTGGCATGGATTACCTGTTTCGTCAAAGGGTCTAAGTATTTGTTAAAACAATCCATCAATTCGCGTATCTCTTGCCGTGTTTCTATCAGGTCATTGTCGTAGTTAGGGTCAGCAATGTTGTCACCGATGCATGTTGTCTCGGTGTCAGCAACCCGCTGGTCCAGGCTTGTCACTTTATAGGTTTGCTTTAACAGGTATGACAGCTCTTCTACGTCCATATCCAGTGCGTTAGATATTTCGCTCATGGTTGGCTGTCTGCCGATCTTATGGCTTAGATCCTGCATGGTGCGGTTTATCTTGTATAGCATCTCATGCAAACTGGTTGGCAGGCGAATTATGGAGTCATGCTGGATCAATGCCCGCGTAATGCCTTGCCTGATCCACCAATAGGCATAAGTTGAAAACTTGTAACCCCGTGACGGGTCGAATAGCTCAACCGCACGCGCAAGGCCGATATTGCCCTCTTGGATCAAGTCCATCAACTCAAGCGTCTTGTTGCTGCGCTTGTCATACTTGCGGGCTACATGGACTACAAGCTGCAGGTTGGACTTAATAAACCGTTGCCTAGCGCGTTCACCGCTTCGCAACTCGCGCTGCTCATCACGGGTTAGCTCCCTGTCGCATTGTCTTAATTCTTGCCATCTAATGACACGCCTGCCGAGTTGTATCTCTTGCTGCGGTGTTAACAGCGGATACTTGGCGATACTGTTGAGGTAGTCTTTGATGCTGTCAGCCATGATGAATCCATTAGTTCACACAATGGAAGCACAGTTCCACGGCGCTGCCAACGCTAACATGTTGCGCCAGCTACATGCAGCAAAAGATTGGAATGCGTTACTTGAGTACAGCTTGCTACTGGCTGAGCAGGAGGCTAGCCAGCGCTCGCAGATTAAGTGGCTAGCTGCCGAGGCGATGCGCTCATGCAGCATCGAGCCTTGGCATTTGGCTGCGGCCGAGGAACTGCTTGGAGGCAGCCACTAGCTTGTCATTGTTGTAATGCCCAACCTGCGCATAGCTCAGCGATGGCTGCTGGCTCATGCGGAAGAACACCATTTGACCAATCTTGAGCCCTGGGTAAATGGGCAGCGGCTGCAGCTGACGGGCGTTTTTCAGCTCTAGCGTTAGCGTGCTGCCATTCCAGCCGGGATCGGCATAGCCGGCGTGCAGGTTCTCGTAGCCCTCCCTAGCGCGGCTTGACTTGAGGAAGAACAGGCCGGCGATATCTTCCGGCATGTAAAAGATCTCGACCGTCTGGGCCAGTACAAACTGACCAGGCACCAACTCGTATGGATGGTCCACGGTGTAACCGCTGATGTCAAGCGGAATCATCTGGTGCCCTTGAACCGATTCAAGCATGATCAGGTTGCCAAGCCGTAGGTCCAAGCTGGCTGGATTGATCAGCTCTGGGTCATGGCCCTGCACCATCCCCTGAGTGACGATCAGGTCTTCGATTTCGGTGTCAGATAGGATCATTGATGGCGATAACGTGTTTACCAGTGCAGTGCTTAGATGCTGACCATTTCAGGTCATACTTTGAAACTTGAATTTCTGCCGGCTGCTTGGTGTACCAGCGGTGATTACACCCATCGCAGCGGCGACGCCTAACAATCGTACCGTCAGCCAATTGATTGGTCATAACGACATACGTCTGCTGGCATGAGCAGCTAGGGCATCGGACTTGAACTGCTGGCACGTCTAACTCGGCTCATAGCATCGGACCTGAATTGCTTGCATGTATCTTCTAAATCTTGGGCAAGGACGGCAGCCGAACGCAGCAGCGTTGTAAGCGTCACCGGCTTCATATCACGATCCGTCGCATAGCGAATGGCGTGCCTAAAGCCTTGACTGATGTTGCCGCCGCCAAGTTTGCGGGCAGCTTCGATCTCCTCGCGGCTCATGCGAATGTTCACCGTGTAGTTACGACCGCGCTGCGTTGGTATGCGCGGGCTAGGCATTGCCCTCTAGCTCGGCTGCAATGGCGAGAAAATGAGCGCGAATGGCGTGATGTGCGGCGAACACGCCTACATCAGCGTCGGTGTCACCTAAAGGCTTGTCCATCTGCATCTGATCCGCAGCAGCTCGCAGGGCGGCGGGGAGGGCGCCGTGCATCAAGTTTTCGGCTATGTGATCACCATGCAATGGGTACTTGCCGAATGCATCCAGCACCGCCTGCGCGGCGGGCGAGAGGTTAGTCATCCAAAGCCTCCTCCATGTCGCGCTTTACCAAGTCAGCAATGCGCTGCTGATACAGCCCGGTGTAGGTTTCGCAGGTGCGGCCATAGTGGTGATACAGCCACTCCAAGTAGTCCTGCCGTTGCTGGTCAGCTATTGGGTTGTTCACTGATAAGCTCCATCAATTCAAGGACATGGGCCGCAAAGGCGGCATGGGTCATCACTGCATGGGTGCCAGGAGGGCGCCCGTAGGACGCCTCCCACCACTCCTTGAATGCAGCTTCAAGGCTGGCTTGATTCATCAGAATGCAGGCTCCTCGCTAGCAGCAGCGGCAGCACGCGGCAGGTATTCAAACCGGGTGACGTTCAGCACATGCTTAGAGCGCTTAGCACCGCTCTCCTTATCCTGCCAGTCCTGACGACGAATGCCGCCGGTAACCATGATGCTGTCGCCTTTTTTGCAGTTGTCGGCAATCATCTGACCGCCTTTACCCCAGACCTCTACGTCAATTGCATTGTTGATGTAGTTGCCATCTTTATCTTTGCCTTCCTGAATGCCTGCACCAAAGTTGCAAACACAAGTACCGGAATCAAAAAACTTAATTTGCGGCTCGCTAATAATGCGCACGACGCCGGAAGCATACAAACTCATGGGTTGATTGGTGTAATGGAATGGGTTTCTTCAAAGGCCAGTACATCAGGCAGGTTGTACCTGACGCGGGACTGGCCGAGTGGACATCCTAGCCTCGGGACTGTGTAATAGCTAGGCCCTTGGCCGCGTAATCGTTGAGACTTAATGCTGGACGGCTTCAGGCCCCAACGCTCGGCTAATTGCTCAGTTGTCAGATAACTCATTTTCTTTTTCAAGCATTAGTTGCAAAAGTTGATCGTGCTGCTCTTGGCTGATCTCACCGGCTTCTAGCCGTGCCGCCATACGTGGTTGCAAGTCTTCTAGATCCTGCAGGGTTTTGGCCTTAGCGATAGCCGCCTTACCAGCGGTGAACGTCTTGCTGCTGTCTACCTTGGTGGTAGCAGGCAGCTTGACCTGCTCAGCTGGCGTGACCGTAACAGTCTCGGCTTGGTCCATTTCGTCGGTGCTGTACACACCAGACATGTCAGCAGGGAATGCCTTACGAAGCGCCAGCGCCTCAGAGCATTTGGCAATCATCGCGGCTGGCATCTTGGACCACAGCCCTTGGCCGGCGTTGTAGTCAGCAAAGCGGGCAACACCAGTAAAAGGATGCTGGCTGCCTTTGCGATGCACGATGGTCTTAGCTGCAGCGGGCGGCTTGCTGGAGAGCCATACGTCGCGCCAGTCGCCATCTTCGCCGCACCAGTACGTTTCGCTGCCGTCTAGTTGTCCGGTGCGTTCGGCAATGGCACGCAGGCCGTCAATGCCGGCCTGGATGGTCATTTTGCCGCCACGCTTGATGGCGTAGATCTGCTTGCTGAATGGGTCAAGACCAGTGCGCTGGCAGGCATAGGCGAACAGTCGCAGCTCATCATTGCTGCAACCTGGTGCAATGGTGCTGCTAATGAGCTGCGTTTGCTCTGGGGTCCAAAGGGTGATAGCGGTTGACATCAGAACTCGATGGGTGATTGCTGGTTGGCATTAAGTGCCCAGTTGGGCAGGCTGAGCGTTTGGACTGAGGTGTCGCCGTAGCCGGGCCACATGTCAGCGGCCTTGCAGGTGGCGATCACGTCGAGTGCATTATCGCGCATGGTCCGCCCTAATGCCATAGCGGCATGGTCCAGTTCGTAAACGGCGACCGCATACGGCGCAGTCTTTTCCACTGCGATAAACACAAACCGGCCAGAGCCGTGCAGGCCAGTCAGGTAATGCGCTGCCTGGACGTGGTAGGCGAAGGTCGCCACGCTACGGGCAAACGCTGCAGGGCTGGCGTCCTGGCATGTCTTCAGGTCAACAATGGTGCTGCCTTGATACCAGTCCGGGCGGCATTTGCAGCGCAGTCCTGTTGGCAGGTCATCCCACCAGAACGACTGCTCGGCCTTGCCATGAGCGAGCAGCGCTGATGCAGCAGGGTGCCGTCGGACGCTATCGGCCATGCAGTTAGCGGTCAGCATGTCGCCGGCCGTCACGGCTTCGATGCCAGCAGCAGCCATCTGCTCAGCCTGTTCCTTGCCTGCTTTAGTGTTGCGTGGCCCGCAGACGCCATAGCGGGATGACAGCTCATCAGGCTCCAGCACGGCGCAATGCACCAAGCTGCCTAGCTTCATCGCTGCTGTCGGTTCAACCGGCAGGCGATGCGGGTCCAGATATCGTGCCCAATAGTGGTAAGGCGATTGCATTACCGCTTTGAGGTGACTGGCGCTGATGGATGGGTCAGCGTGATAGTCGGCATTAGAGACAGTCATGCTTCCACTCCCTCGCGCAGTTTGCGGTGCAAGCGTGATGACGGTCCGTAGGTGGCGTAGATCTCCGGGAATGCAAGCAGCAGGCGCTCGCGGTTGATGGGGTCAGCCTTGAGGCCGGCCTCAGCCAAGGCGGTAAAGAAGTTACCGGCATACTGCGCTGCAGTGATGAAAGTCCAGTAGCGGTCTGAATCGGTCATAGAATTAACGCGGTGTGTTGAGGTGGGGCGGTTGGTGTGGCCGCCCCGTTTTCTTTACGCCAGTGCTAAGCGGACGCGGTAGCGGCTGATGCGCATGTGGTCCGCAATGCGGCGCTGCGTCCAGCCGTAGCCCCGGAGCCGCTTGGCGCGTTGCTCAGTGGACTCGGTTGCCCATAGCAGCACCAGCAACGGCAGCAGCAACAGGACAAGGATCAGGGTCAGCGTGGTTGTCATTTGCTTAAAGCGGGTGGAATGGTGCCGGGATTGGGTGCGGCTCCCGGCTGGCCGCGTGGGTCAGGCAGCAGCAAATCCGCGATCAAGCAGGTTCATGTAGAACTCCCTGGCTTGCTTGACGGTGTAAGTACCGTCACCGCGCCCCATGGTGCCGCCCCAGCCTTCTGTGGTGAGATGCAGCATGGTCACGTCAACCAACTTTTTGCCAGACTCCGAGACGCGCTGCTGAAAGGTGCAGCGAGCAGCGGGCAGGTGTTGGGTCTCAGAGCGCTGAAGGGTGTAGACGGTCATGGGTGGAATCCGTTTGGGACCCCCATATCCTACACCATGTGCCGCCGTGGTCAAGCGTGGTGAAGGGAATGGATGAGGTCAGGTAACGCCCGACCCCCGAGGCGGCCGACCTGCGTCGTCGGCGGGACTATCTCCGGCCCCTGCATCCGGCTTATGGGTGATGGTCAGCCTTCGTCGCTGACAGGACTAACTCCGGGCCATGCATCCGGCTTGTGGCTGAAGTGATACTACCGCCCTGGTCACGCATGGTCAACCGTTGGGCGTCCTCAACGCTGCGTGCCACGCCAGCAATGCCGCCAGCAGCTTGCACCGCATCCAGCCACTGCTGCTGCTCGGGCCGCAACCTGCCGGTTGGCGTCTTGACCTCGATGCTGAGGAACACGGCGATGCGCTGGCCGACCATCTCCTGAGTGACCGTGCGCGTTGTCCAGCCGATCAGGTCAGCACTGCCTTTGCATAGTCCGAATTGCACCGGGCGGCCGTTCTGGTCGCGCAGGGTGCCGGTGTTGTTGCGGAAGACCTTGGTGTCCCCGTGGCTGATAGCTAGCCGGATCTCCTGCTGGATGCGCTGCTCGCTCACTCATAGCCCATGCCGCTTGGCCAACCTAGCCTGATACACCCGCTCTGCCCAGCCGCGCTTATAGCCGCGTTGCTGCGCCAGCTTGCGGAGGTCGTCAAGGCTCTGAGCACTGCCCTGCTCGCGTTTGCGCTCCCGTGTTGAATCTGGCCGCGAGGTGAATCTAACTTCGCTTTGATGCGCCCGCCATTCTCCCGTGCCATCTACGCATGTAAGCCATCCATCTTCAAGCACTTCAGTAACTTTGTGGTAGCCGTCAACAATGTCCCCAACTCTGTACGGACCTGCCGGCGGGAGTGCTCCGTGCTCAATAAGCTCGCCCTCAACCACCTTCAGTTCCCTGGTCTCCTGCGGCGCGAACACATGCCCGCAGTCAGGGCAGACCTGCGCAGCGCTCATGCTGGTGCTGAAGCACACCGGGCACACCTTGACGCTGGGCGCTTGCTCGCGGTCGCGTTTGCGGGCACCGTCCAGTGTCCAGTCGCGGTCCTCTAGGTGATGCCCTAGCCGCAGCGTGTTGCCTACATGATCCATCACCACAGCGGTTTTGCCGTGGCTAGGTCTTAGGCATCGGCCGATCATCTGCAGGTGCAGGCTGACGGACTGTGTAGGCCGCAGCAGGATGCACCCGCCGACGCTAGGCACGTCTACGCCCTCACCGATCAGGCTGCAGGATGTGAGCACCTTGATGCGGCCGGTGCCCAATGCAGTCAGCAGGTCCCTACGCTGATCAGCGGTCATGGTGCCGTCAATGCTGGCGGCTGGGATGCCCTGGCTCATGAAGAGCTGCGCCACCGCTTCGGCATGCGCCACGCTGCAGCAGAAGGCAATCGCCGTCTGCCCTGCCAAGTGCTTGCGGTAGTGGCTTACGCAGTCGCCCATGATGGTCCCGACGCGCTCCTCTGCTTGCTTGGCGTCAAAGTCGCCCATCTTCTTACGCAACCCGGCGGCATCAAACCCTGGCGGTGCCAAGACACGGGCACTGGCCAGGTAGCCGTTATCGGTCAGCCACGCAGCGCTGGGGCCCTGCACCATGGCAGTAAAGTATCCACCCTGTCCAGCGCCAAGCCCTTCACCTGAAAGGCGTGTTGGTGTTGCAGTTTTCCCAATCAAATAAGCATCAGGCCATTGATCAATGATTTTCCCCCATGTATTGCCAGCGACAACATGATGCGCTTCGTCTTGGATAATGATGTCCGGTGCTGGCAGTTTATGCAGCCTTCGCGCAACCGTTTGCACGCTGCCAATTTGCACCAGCTTTGATAAGTCCATGCTGAGACTAGCTTGAATCACGCCATGGTTAACTTCCCATTGACAAGCGGTGCGGCTCAATTGGTCAATTAACTCAGCGCGGTGCGCCAGTACCAGCGTCCGCTTACCCTTGGCGGTAGCACTTGCGACCATGGCGCCTATTGTTGTTCCTTTGCCAGCACCAGTTGGCATAACCGCAAGAATTCGGCGGTGGCCTTGACGCATGGCAGCGCGTATATCATCTAAAAGTTGGACTTGATAAGGGCGAAGCTCAACCATTGCGGCGGACTCTTTGTGGTTGTGACGCGATGCGCTCCATTGGCCACCCGCGATCAAGGCGATGCTGCATTGAGGCGTAGCTCAATCCAAATTCACGAGCCCAGTCGGCTGCGCTCATAGTCTTTTCTCGCCAAGTAATCAACCGATTGCGTCGCGTGTTGTTGGCCTGAGTGATGGCATCGACAAAACGACAGTTCGCTGGCTCGTAATGCCCGTTCACGTCAATGCGGTCAATCTGCAAACCCTTTTGGTAACCAGCAGTAAGAGCCCATTCATAAAAGCGACGCCTCCCATCAGATCCAATCCATGCATTGCAAACTTGAATCCCGCGACCGCCATAACAATCCCATCGGATGTTGAAGGAATCATTGCAGCGTCTAAGCATATTGCGATAACAATTTTTTAGCCCAGATCGAAGCTGTTCAGGAATCCACTCGTTTCTTTGGCGCCACTTTTTGCAATTAAGCTTTGCTTGCTCTTTGGCACCACAACCACAACTGCGGACGTGCCCATTTCGAAGCAAAGCAGTTCGAACTACATTTGCGCCACCACAATCACAACGACACTGCCAATAGGCGCCATTGCTTCGATAAGCAATTGAAACAGCTACTAATCGGCCAAAGCGCTGACCTGTTAAATCAATGGTTTGTGCCATGGGGGCGAGATACAGGCTTGATGGAGCCTAGTTTAGCGCCTTGACACCCTAGCACGACCCGCTAGACTGCGCAAGTATCCGCTAGGAACCGTGGCCTTATCCCATCCGTTGGCAGTCCAGCTCACACCAGAGCAGATGGCATGGCTCGATGCCCGCCGTGTCGCCGGCCTGTCCCGTAGCGCCGTGCTCAGGCTTGTCGTTGAGCAGGCCATGCGCCTTGACAAGCAAGGCCTCCTGCCCGCTACTGGACGCCGCGAGTCATGAGTAGTGACCTGTTGGCGCAGCTCATGAAGCTGCCACGTGACTGGTCTTATGTTCCAGTTGATGGCGAAAAACGGCCATACATCAAAGATTGGCAAGATGGCCACATCACTCGCGCTCAGCTTGGCAATGAGCTGAAGTCTGGCCGCGCCAAGGCAATTGGCGTCTGCTGCGGCACCCTTAGCGGTGGCCTGCTGTTCGTTGACCATGACGGCAAGTCCGCGTCGCGGCTGTTCGATGAATGGGGCATCCCGGTCAGCTCGTTGCCGCAGTCTTGGACAGTAACCAGTGGCCGCGACGGGCGGTTTCAGATCATCTACCAAGTGCCCGAGCGCTACTGGGCAGACATCCGCACTCGTAAGTACAAAACTGGCGTCATTGACAGCGAAGGCAAGCCCGAACAGGTTGAGCTGCGCTGGGATGGCTGCCAGTCCGTCATTGCCGGTGCGCACCCGTTGACCTCTGGCTATAGCTGGGTGCCAGGGCGCTCACCCGCAGACCTGGACATTGCTGAGGCACCGGCGGATTTGTTAGCGCGGATGCTACGGCAGTCTGTGCAGGCGCCGTTGCCGTTGATGACTGCTGCCGGCAGTGACGACACAGCGCGAGCGCGGTCATACCTCGAAGCGCTGCAACCTAGCCGCGCTGATGACTATGACCAGTGGCTTGAGGTGGGCATGGCGCTGCACAGCGTCGATGATGCCCTACTGGCTGACTGGATCAACTGGTCAGCGCAGTCATCCAAGTTCAAGCCCGGTGACTGCGAACACAAGTGGCGCGGCTTCAAGTCCGGTGGTGGCATCACCCTTGGCACCCTTGGTCAACTGGCCAAGCAAGATGGCTGGCGCGGGCGGCAGCAACTGGAGCCTGCCCGGCGTGAGCGGCCTGCAAGCAAGCAGCCGCCGTCAGCGGTGAACCCGCAACTGCAGCCCATGAATGCTGCAGAGCTGCTGAACCTGCTGCGGCACGGTGACAGCGCCTACCGCTACAACACGTTTACCCAGCGCATCGAGGTAGACGGCGCTCCCATTGAAGGTGCCGAGCGGTTTTACCTCACCTTGGCAGAGATGGGTTACAAGGTCTCCAAGGAGGTTGCCCTGGACTGCATTGTGCAGGTGGCTAACGAGTCGCCTTATGACCCGGTTGTCGAGTACCTCGACCGGGTTGCCGCAACCGTTGCGCCTGCTTACATCGAAGCGCTGTCCACTGGCTACCTGCGACCTAGTGACACACCAGGCACCATCTACGACGAAATGCTAAAGCGCACGCTCATCGGTGCAGTTGCACGTGCCTACAACCCTGGATGTAAGCACGACACAGCATGCGTGATCATGGGCGACCAAGGCGCTTACAAGTCATCATTCTGGAACTGCCTTGCCGGTGACTTCTTCAGTGATGCCTTAGGTGACATCAGCTCAAAAGATGACCTGATGGTATTACACCGCTCTTGGATTATGGAGTGGGCAGAGCTTGATCATGTAACCAATCGCAAGCACGCCGGTCAAGTCAAAGCGTTCCTATCGCAGGCGGTTGATATGTTCCGCGTGCCTTACGGCAAGTCAACTGAAGCATTCCCTAGGCGCGGAATCATTGTTGGCACTACTAATCGAACGACCGGCTTTTTGGTGGATGAAACTGGCAACCGGCGGTTCTGGGTCATACCCACAACCAAGACGCAGGCTGACCAAATTGACACCGCTGCGCTATTACTGGAGCGTGATGCAATATGGTCCGCCGCTGTTGCTGCATACCGTGCAGGTGAGACCAGCAGGCTGCCTGCTGACATGGAACGCCTGCTTGCAAGCGAAAACGAATCTTACGTCGTGGACAATCCCTGGCAGGCTGAAATTGAAGCCTGGTTAAAGAAGAATCCACTTACAGACATTACCACTGAGAAGTTGCTCACCGATGCCATTAAAAAGCCCGTTGAACGCCAAAGCAGGGGTGATCAGATGCAAGTGGCGGACGTGCTCAAGCGGCTGGGTTACAGGCGTTACCGAGGCAGTATCGGCGGAAGCAGGGCTTACGTCTACCGGCGGTGACGTCCTACCTAGGTGGGGATGGTGTCCTACCTCAAAATCGCTGAGATCCTTTCCGGCGCAGGAGGTTTGAGGCAATCATCCCTACCTGCCAGCGTCCTACCTACTTCGCAGAATCCCCTACGCGCCCTTTCCTTCTCTTCTTTTTATTACTCTTTAAGAGTAGGAGAGGAAGGTAGGACGGATGCCGAGAACGCCTGCGCTGCATGGGAACTGCCCTGTCCCACTTCTGCCCTACCTGCGTTTGAGGTGGGACATGCCCTAATCTGCCGCCTTTGGAGCCTGCCTGATGCGTGAAGTCAAAGTCCGGTTTGAGCCTGCAGACCTGCTGGCACTAGACCAGCAGGCCGCAGCGGCTGGGGTCTCCCGGGCGGAGTTGATCCGCAGCAGGGCGTTGGTGTCGAATTGCGACAGTGGACTTACCGTTGCTGGTTATCACCGGCTAGTGTCCGATGCGCTGGCCAATGTGCGCGGGGACATCCCACGCCGCATGGTTGAGCAGCTTGTCGCTTATGTCATCACATGGATCTCATCAACATCTCACCCAAGCAGCAACCAGTCCTGAATCGCCTCAGCGACACCATGGACCATGCACTTGCTTATGCCGCCGCAGTCGTGGATAATGCCACCGATGACGGCGTGCCCATCCCCGCTGAACTGGTCGCCAGCTTTGCCGCTGATTACGACCGCATCATCCTTTACCTCACCCAAGCGGCCAGTGTCGGATCCCGTTGACCACCCAAGCCACTACACCAGCAGCAGCATTGAATGCATTGATGCAATCCGCGCAGCACTCACACCAGAGGAATGGCGCGGTTACATCAAAGGCAATGTTATGAAATACTGCTGGCGCGAGAGGCTTAAGGCTGGCGACATTGACCTAGCCAAGGCTGCTTGGTATCTCACACACCTGCACCAATGAAGCTCATTACCACGCAGGGCGACCTCGCCCATGCGCTACGCACCATTGCCCCAGCCATCAGCGCCAGCAACAGCCACCCGATCCTGAGCTGCTGCCTGCTTGCTGCCGATGGCGCAACCATGACCGTCACCGGCTTCAACCTGGAACTTGGCATCAGCGTTACGGTCCCCGCAGCTGTAGAGGCACCTGGCACCGTCGCGTTGCCACACAGGCTGCTAGCGGGGCTTGTAAGCCGCTTTGAGGATGGTGAGGTGCTCACCCTGTCAGATGGCGCTCTGACGGCCTGTGGCGCCTCCTACGGCCTTGCAGCGATGGATGCTGAGGATTACCCCGCAATGCCGGTTGTAGAGGCTCCTGGCGCTGAGCTATCGCTGTCCGACGGTGTACGCGCCTGCCTGCCGTGTTGTAGTACCGACATCAGCAAGGCCATGCTCTCCGGCATTCACATGGCAGCCGGCTACATGGAGGCCACTGACGGCCACCGGCTGATGCGTATCCCCGTAGCACTGCCAGACGGCATTGACCTGGTGCTACCAGCCAGCACGATGAAGCTGCTGCAGGACCGCACCGTCACCGTGGCAGCAGCAGCCGGGCAGGCCGTCATCGATGCCGGTGATGGCATCACCATCTACAGCCGCATCCTTGATGGCAAGTACCCCGACGTGGCGGCGCTGGTGCCCGCCAGCTTTGAGCACACCATGACCCTGGACCGGCACCGCTTTGCCCGGTGCCTAGAACGTGTCGCGCTGATCGCAGAGGCGCACAACTCTGTGGTTAAGCTCACCGCCGGCGCAGGCGCACTGGCCATCACCGCCGAGGCCGATGCCAACAATGGCAAGGAGCTGATCACCTACGAAGGCACAGCCGCTGGGTCGTGGGCATTCAACGTGCATTACCTGCTCAATGGACTGAAGGCCATGCGGCAAGCGGAGACTGTTACAATGTCGGCCAATAGTGCAACAACGCCGGTCGTGCTAAGGCCGACTAGCATGACAGAGCAGACGTATCTCATCATGCCGATTCAAATCCGGGAGTAATACAATGGCGCGTAAGTGCAACAATACAGAGTCAGAACAGCGCACAAATGCTGTCTATGACTTGCTCTTGCGCGCTCATAGTAGAAAGCAAATCATACAGTTTGCTTCGGAAAACTGGGGGGTCGGTGAGCGTCAAGCCGATACTTACATTGCCCGCGCTCGTGAGTTCCTGTCTGCTGATGCCAAGCTGGAGCGGTCTCAGTGGCTTGAGGCCGCAATTGCACGAGCGATGGAATACGAGCGCCGCGCTGCAGACAAAGATCAGCTCAATACCGCTTTGATTGCACTGGATAAGCAAGCCCGGCTGCTGCGGTTTGAGATGAGCTAGTTAACCTGTTTCTATCGCAGCGTTAGCCATGGCACGCCGTTACGCACGAGACAACCGAGGCAGGTTCGCTCCAAAGGGCGCAGGCGCCACTGCTCGTGGCGGACGACTGAAGACTGCCAGCGGCAAGAAGCGTGCAACGCAGACCATGCAGACAGGTGGAGCTAAGCCTTCCGGCGCCATTAAGGGCAGGGTAAAGCGCGACCCTAGCGCTGCCGGGAAGATTGGGCGTAGTGCTGCGACACCGAAGGCGACAAAGACGCGCAAAAAAGGGATCAGTCCTGAGAAGGTTGCAAGGATTTCTGGTCGCGTGAACGACGTTACCAATGCGGCACGCAACAAATCAGGCGTCAAAAGCTTGAACGCCGTTGAAGTGGGCGTGAGGGCTAAAGCCTTCCTGACCCGTAAGGCTGGCGGCATGAGCGGCATGGTTGGCAAAAACTTTGCCGAACAGCAGGCCGTTGTCCGCAGTGGTTTAACCAGCCGCCCGCGCTATAGCACGCAAAAACCCAACCGCAATAAACCCTTGCGTTTCAATGCGCTAGGTCAAGACAAGGCACGTGCTGCTGCTCGCATGGCAAATCAACCACAAACACTCCCTAAACCTGCAACGCCTAGACCCGCAAGCAGAATGATTGGCAGGCGTGAGTTGATTGGTCGCAATACTGCTACCGGCAAAGCTCCTATAAGCGCCAAGGCTCGCCGTGTCGCATCGACAATGCGCAAGCCCGCATCTAAGCCGGCTGCTTCCACCACTGGCCGCAGGCAGCCATTGCGCGGTGGCGCTGCATTTGCTCGAAATTCAAAGGGATTCGCGGGCTTGCCGGTTGTCGGAAGAACAAAGCGCGAGGCAGGCGCTGTTCAAAGATTTCGCAGAGAAGGGATTTTGAGTCGCACACGTCAACCTAGGTCGATTGGCCTTGGCGGGTTACGTAAAAACCCACGCATCAAAAAGCAGCAGACAGGCATGAGCCAGTTAAGTCTTATGGGTAAAGCAAAGCCGTTGGTGCGCTTCCGTCCGGTTAAGCGCTAAGCTCCAGCCGACACCACGTCACACCATGGAAGACTTCCTCGCTGCAGTCGCTCAAGCCATGAACGACTCTGAGCTGACAGCCGTTGAGCTGATCGGCTGTTTAGAGATCGCTAAGGCTGAGTTGATGGAATCACTGTTTAACGCTGAAGAAGAATGAAACCTACTGTTACAGCCGTTGGTCGGCTCCTTAAGCCAAAAGGCGACGAGCCGCGCATCCTGCATAGGATTGCTGTTCAGCCTGATGGCAGCATTAAGACTGTTGTCCGCAAGATCCTGTGAGCATCGTCAGCGGCATCTGTGAACCAGTGCCGCTGCTTGCTTTCATGCAGCAGCAGACGCCAGAGGATACGGGTGATCTGGTTGCCCGCATCCGTGCAGACCTGCACCCCGGCCAGCTTGCGTTTGTCGATGACACCGCAACGCAGATCCTTGGCATCAGTGCTGGATATGGCGCTGGCAAGACCAGGGCGCTGTGCGCTAAAGCCGTGATGCTGGCAGCGGTCAATCAGGGCTTTATTGGCTGCGTCATGGAGCCGACCGGACCGCTGATCCGGGACATCTGGCAGACGGACTTCGAGGCATTCCTTGAGGCGTACGACATCCCGTACACGTTCAGGGCTAGCCCGCTGCCTGAGTACATGCTGCACCTGCCAGGCGGTGACACCAAGATCCTGTGCCGCAGCTTTGAAAACTGGTCACGCATCATCGGTTTGAACCTTGCCTGGGTTTTGGCTGATGAGATTGACACCGTGACGCCCAGCATTGCTAATAAGGCATTTCCCAAAATCCTTGGCCGACTCCGCAGCGGCAATGTCCGGCAGTTTGGCGCGGCATCGACGCCGGAGGGGTTCCGCTGGATGTGGAACACGTTTGGTAGTGATGAGGCCAAAGCAAGGCCTGACCGGCATCTGATTAAGATGCGCACGGTTGACAACCCACACCTGCCACCGGATTTCATCGAGCGGCTGGAAGCCAACTACGACCCCAGCCTGCTGCGGGCGTACCTAGACGGCGAGTTCGTCAACCTGACAACCGGGCAGGTCTATGACCGATTTGACCGCGCTAAGCATGTGGTCAGCGAGCTGCCGGATGCTGACCGCGAGCCGCTAAGGGTTGGCGTTGACTTCAACGTTGGCAACATGTCGGCGGTGATCGCTATCAGGATTGGCAGCAGCCTGTTGGTGATTGATGAGATCAGCGGCGCCCACGACACCGACGCACTGGCGCAGGAAGTGGTCAGGCGCTACCCCGATAGGCGGATGTACGCCTACCCAGATGCCAGCGGCGGCAACCGCAGCACTAACGCAAGCCAGACCGATGTGCAGATCCTTGAGAGCTATGGCATGTCCAACCAGTCGCCGCGAGCAAATCCTCCCGTT